GTAGTCACTGTCTGTAGTTGAAGTGCTTCCTGTAGGAGTGACTACAGCGTCATCTGGGTGAAGGTACGCAGTGGTTCCTGTAAGGGTTATAACCCCTGTGCTTGTGTTCCTAGAGGAATAAGTAAGAACTTCATATTTATTTGCAGTTCCTGTATCAATACCTATAGATAAAGTTCCGCTTGTAGCAAGGGCGGTAAGAGCGGCCCCTGCATCTACAGTAATAGTTGCGGCACTAGCAGACACAGCGCCATTTAACTGTAGCGTAGCCTGTCTAACAACATCAGTCCATGTAGAACCGTTCCATACTGCTATGTCTGTTGATCCGTATGCAATCCAATAGTATGTACCTGACGCGGTAAGGTACGGATGAATATAGTAAGGGGCAAATGGGCAAGTACCCATTACCTCTTGGTATCCGGCGACTTTCTTTACGCCGTTATCCAAAAGCCTTACATTGTTTCCGTCAGACCATGCGTTAGGAGGAAGGTTATAAGGAGGGGTATCCTTTATAATTCCTATCTGGCCTAGATTTTCTATAGGGACTAATGGCATTATGCTGGAGGAGTAGGCCAAGTAATGTTAAAGGGATCAGACTGACTAGTTATATCTCTCAAAGCCTGACGGTACACTTCCCACTCAGTTCTTTTTGCATCTGACATTGAAACATCAGTTAAAACAGTCCAGTCACAAGCAACAAGTTTGCCTTTGCGCTCTGCTTTAACTACGTTCCACTGCTCTGGGTCTTGCCCTGCCTGCACTGTTGGCCACGTTGGTTTCTTTGATGAGTCGTTGTATACAACATTATTGTTGTAGTCTGATTCATTTTCTACTGATCCGTATATGCCAAATCCTTCATTCGGAACTGCGGCCCAAAGAATGTTGCTAAGTGTTACGTTGTTCATTCTTCAATCTCCCAAACCATCATTGTTCCGTCATGGAATGTAGTTCCTCCGCCTGCGGCAGTAGGCTGTTTAGACCAAATATCAAACGTATACGTAGTTGTTGTACCCGAATCAGCCGTAGGTCTGTTTCCGCTTGTTACTTTCCAAAGGTGAGAAAACCCAAACCCAAACTCTTCAGAAGATAATCCAGAATCAACTTTAGATTTAATATCACCCACAAGAATGTTATCCGTAGTTCCAGCAATCAAAGCACCGGCAGTCTTTTCTGCCAACCTTATATAAGTATATTGATGATCACTTCCACCATCCCATGCTGAAAAAACATCGTTCATTCCATCGACCTGAACATACAAAGTAGATGAGGCAGATGCACAAGTGTGGGTAATTGACCACCCTATGTCTACATAAGCATCTGATCTAAACGTAGAGGTTGTTGCTTGTATCCCGTGAGTGGTTTTAAGAAGTCTGCTACCTTCTGAGGCCATCAGGGTAATCCACCCGCTATCCCCTTCATTCCGAATCTTGATTAAGTTGTTTGTAGTGTCAAACCAAATCAATCCCGCTGTGGTTGGGCTAGGTGCTGAAGCAGAAGTATGAACTCCGTTGATAGCCTCATCAGCATTAGGCAACGTATTCTTTAGTACAGACTTGATTAGGCGTAGGTGATCATCACCCTGACTAATAGAGTCTGATCCACTGGGGTTTGTGTCTACCAGACCACTAACGTATGTTGCGCTCTCTAGTGCCATTATATGTACCTAACGTGATATGGTTAAACTTTTTCATCAGGAGACGTAGGCCAGCCCACTGCGCTCACATCATCAGCGGTTCGCAACCCTGCGGGTAGATCACGGAGGGCTTTGCGGTATTCTCGCCATGCGGTATCATCTTCAGTGGTTAGCGCTACATCCGCTACTTGCGTCCAATCGCTTGCGGAAAGCATTTGGTTTCGGCGACCTCGCAGTTCGGCAATAGCACGATCAAACGCACCCGCTTGCCATGCCGCTTCCTCTGCTTCGCGTCGTTCTACTTCAGCGTCAGTAAGTTCTACGCGCTGACCATTTACTATTTTGTGCATTAACTTACTCCGTAAAGATATATGTTGCCTGTGTCAATATTCCCACTGCTGAAAACAAACTTGACTCCATCTATTGCGCTAGTTGTGTTGCAGTAACCGGCGGCATATACATCTTCCGTGTACTCGCCGTTAGCGCCTTCTTGTTTATGGTAGCCTTGAACTCTTGAATAGAAATGTTTTACTTTGCTAGTGCTAGAAGGCGAGAACAGACTAAGTCCTCCTGATGCACATTGGTCTGCCACATTACCTATATTGAAGGCAATCTCTTGTGCGCTTGTACTTTGCGCTAAATCTCGACTAGAAACATAAGTTACCCCTGCATCAGTTCCGGGTTCATTTTGATACGCCATAAAGAATGTTGTAGTCTTGGTAGTAGAGCCGAAGGTTCCACTAATCGAAAAATCAACCGTTAAGTTGGCTCCATTCGTAGCCGGGTGCATATCCACAAACCAGAGTTGGTACTCGTCATACGTTGAATCAATGCCACTCGTAAACGAAACACTGGCTGAACCTGATGCCGTGGCTGATGAGATGAGTGTTAATTTTCCGCTCATGATGCCACCAACCCGTATTGCTTTATGACCGCATCCATATTTCCGCTAGACATAGAAAAACGAACCGCACTTACGGCGCTTGTCGTGTTGAAGTAGCCAGCAATAAACCAATTTCCAGTATGATTATCAGAACCATACAAGTTTAGTTTGGAATAGAAATTCTTAACGTAGGTTGTACTGGAGGGATTAAACAGATGTAATTCACCAGCCGCACATTCATCCGCACCGTTTCCAACTGACCCGCTTAGTGGCTGTGGGGAAGTGGATTGCGCTAGATCGTGTCCAGCCTCGTAACCCAATGCAGCCCCAGAGTCAGACTCATAGTGGTAAGCGGAAAATGCGGTGGTTGTTTTTGTAACCCCAAAACTGCCTGTCGAGCCTTCCATCTGGAAGTTAGTAGAGTCCGTAGCAGGATTAACATCAATAAAAACAAACTTAAATATCTTGTACCCAGTCAGATCAGTGAACTCAACACTGCTTGCGCCTGATGCTGTGGAGGTGTTGAGTAGTTTCCAGTCGCTCATTTGATACCCCACATCTTGATCGTGCCTGTAGCGATGTTGCCGCTAGACATCTTGAAGGAAATATTTGTTAGGTCGTTTGACGCATCATTGAAATATCCAGCGGAAAATAAATCCATAGCCATAGGACTATCACCCATTCCAGACATCCTTGAAGTATAGTGCTTTACATAAGTAGTTGAAGCGGGATTAAATAACTGTAATTCCCCGCCGCCACATTCGTCTGCATCACCACCAAGACTCCAAAACAATGTTTGATAAGACGTTCCTTGCGCTTGATCCGAAGCAGTTGTATAACTTAATGCCTGATTAGAATCATTTTCGTTATGCCAAGCGGTAAAGAAGGTGCTTGTTAGCGTCACATTGTAATTTGATCCACCGTCAATCGAAGTTTGAAACTGAAACTGGACGTTATCCGTAGCGGGATTTAATTCATAAAACCCAAACTTCACCTGCTTATACGCAGTCGGCAACGTGAACGATATGGATGCGCTACTGCTTGCTGTCGCAGTGGACAACAACACGGCTGATCCTGTATCCGCACTTGCTCCGTACAGGGCTACTTTGTTTGCACCTAATGGCATCTACTTCATATCCGCGCCAGCAAGGAATCCGTACCAGATCGTGCCACCGTCAACAGTGGTAAACGTAAGCACATCAATACCCGCTGTAGTAAGAGTTGGTGCGGTACCTCCCGCAAAATCGACAGCACCGGGCCAGTTCACCGTTTGCGATCCACCGTTGGTCAGGATCAGCGTGAACGATCCGCACTTGCCGGATGCCGGGGGGTTGCTGAACGTGAAGGTGTTGGCAGAAGTATCGACAGTCGCGGTGACCACATTTCCATCCGTCAGGTCAATGTCTTGTGTGCCGCCACCAGTTGCGCCGATAGCGTTTACGTCCTCGCTGTAAACCGCGATCTCAGTGTGAGTCGAAGCGGTGCGGGGGGACACCTTGTCCGTTTTGATTTCGCTCAT